ACTGCTCCCCCGGCTTTTCTAACCCCAATCGCGTCATGACTTGCTGTTTACCGTCATTCACGCCTAAAAATTGGAGCGGCAGATTGTAGCCTTTTCTGTCCTTGCTCACTTTATCTACCAACGGCATTCCCGGCGTTGCCCATCCCTTGATGCCGATGCGTTGCTTATAGAGATTTTTCTTGCAATACTCATAAACAGACAAAGTGGAAAGACCGCCCGTGTCGATAAAAGTGCGTAAAATTTTGAGTGAACTTCCGTCTTTGAAGTGGTATGGACGGTCAAGAATGTTATCCAAAAATTGCCATACCTTCGGATGGTCAGGATTGCCGGGGATAACTCCTTTTTGTATTCCCCAGCACTCTTCGCCGAATCCCCAGCCGCAAATCTCATATTCAAGGCGGTTGCCCTGCACATCGACGGCGGCTGTTAAGCCTAAAACGCCCTGCGGCAGTTCGGCATCGTACATCTCCCTGCGACGCATGAATTGTGTTTCGTCATCGTATGCCCCGATAAGGTGATACGTTTCCCCAAATCTCGTATTGACTACGACCTGTTCACGCATTGGATCGCCACGAGCAACATACCACTCTTTCATGATGTCCGTCCATGTGAGCCAAGGAGAGGAAAAGCCGTTGACGAAAAAAGAACGGATGCCGTTTTCGATGGCGATAGGATTTTTCACGATATATTTTTGCGGCGCATCCTTCATCTCCCGCTCTGTATATTCAAAGCCACAATCAGGACACCTCCACAAGACTTTCGGGATGATATATGTTCTGTTGCCGTCTTTGTCGCTGCTTTCCTTCATGCCCGGACAATCCATATCAGTGTGCCTTAAAACATGATACTCGCCGCAATTAGGGCATTTGTGTTGCCATTCTTCCTGCGTTCCCGCAAGATACTCAGTTTCAATGCGACTTGCCCCTTCGGTCGTTGGCGTTGAAAACAGCCCCGACACATGATTCCAAAAAGTAGTCATGCGCTTGGACGCAAGGTCAACGGGATCGCCCTCTGTTCCCGCTGTCGTTGCAAACCTATCCACTTCATCGGCTAAAAGCACACGAACAGGACGCGATGCAAGTCCAGCAGGAGAATTTGACCCACACATAATAAGCCGCCCGCCCGGAAAAATCTTCGAGAGAATGGTATTGTTCCCGTCCCTCGTTTTTGCCGTGCCATATTCTTCTCGGTCTTTGACCGCAAAAAAGAGATTGTTTAAGACTTTCGTATCACGGAGCATAGGCGCAATACGGCTCTTTGAATAGTCCTGCGCCATGTCGATAGTCGGCTGAATCATCATGATGGGAGCGGGATCGAGGTGGGCAAAGCGTCCAATCACATTATTCATGATGTCAGATTTTCCAATCTGCGCCGCCGATTTTACGACAACACGATGGATTCCCGCTTGTGTAAAAGCGTCCATAATTTCCCGTTGATACTCGGCGCGAGATGTGCGCCACCGCCCCGGCTCGGCGTTGCCTTGGGAGATAACTCGATAATTGTCAGCCCATTCGCTGACGCTGGTCTTTGGGAGCGGCGTCAATCCTTTGCGAGAAATATAGACCCACAGCGCATCTGCTGACTTTGTTCGCCATATTGCAACTGCCGATTTTGCTCGCCATATCGCCAAGATTAGCCGCCCTCCTCGTATGCCTCATCCTCGATTTCTTCCTCCGTGAAAAGTTCCGGCTTATACTCCGATAGCTCTGACAGTTTCTCTTCTATCTCCCGTGTCATTGTATCGTAGATTGCGCCTTTGTCCTGCCCTTCCAGTTGCGGCGCAAGTTTTGACGGCAAGCCTAATAACTGTGTTCGGAGGTTAGACAACATCTCGGTCAAAACCAATTCCACGGTCTTGGCATCGTAAACACGCCGCTCCATTTTAGCAAGTCGAAGTTCGGCAATCTCTCGCTTGGTTTTTTCGTGCTTGGCTTTTTCCTTGGTTAAGTCAAGCTCTGCTTCAATCCCGGCGGATTCGTTCTTTTTGCCCGAATAATATCGCTTGACGCTCTCGAAAAGGTAAACCGCTCCACCCGCATTATTCTCATCTCGTACAACGATACCATCGTTTATGAGATGATTTACGCGGGCAGGAACTACGCCAAATGCCGTGGCAAGCTGTCTTTGCGTGACCGTCACGTCCTTAACATTGATTTTGCTGTCGAGTTTCACGCTATCACCCCCCGAAAAGTAAATTTTTTTATCACAAAAAATTTTTTTGCGTTATATAGTAATCTTCCGTTGGCCAGCCCCTAAAAAATTTATTAACCCATTAAAAAAATTTACACCTAGAGAGTCTCCGGGCTCGAAAGACGACCGCATAGCCGCCGCCCCTTTGGAAGTACCTACGGCGGCGGGTTTCCCCGTTCGCCGCGCCGTTCCTTCGCCCACTTCAAAAGGTTAAAACAAACACAAGAAAAGACATTTGCCGATAGAATAGCAAATGCCTTTTCGTCTGTTTATTTGATTGTGACTTCTAGTTGTTCAAGCGTAGCGGTACAAACAGATTTATTGCCGCTTTTTACCAATTTAGCAAAACGGTTTATAATCTCCCATTCATCATCATAGGCTCGTAACTGCCTTTGAGGTCTTGGATTAGGATTTTCTTTTCGCCAACCGACCGGGCGACCTGCGCCTTTTCTTACGCCTCCCCAACCGTTCAAGGTGTGACCCCGGCTTGTTCTAAAATTTTTACCTGTAATTTATCGCCTAAAATTTCTTTTTGCATTGGTATAGATGTTGTACGGCTTGTTTTAGGATTATAAAGTTTTTGATGAGAATCATCAAGTTCGGGAGACATATCAACAAACTTTAAAGCTTTTATGTCGCAGTAGTTTGAAAGATTTATGTTCTCAATCTTTGAAGGTATCGGATAATCCTTCGATTCAACCGAATCTAAAAAACATCTAATAGCTTTTCCAGCCCAATACTCCGCATCCGATAAATCATCGCCCTGTGAAAAGCAGCCGGGTAAATCAGGAAATTCTACGCCAACAAAAGGCGCATCTTCAAAAAAAATCGCAGGGTAAGAAATTTGCTTCATACGAAAACCCCCTATTTAAAAACCAATACCAAGATACCCATAAGCAAGGCATTTGCCTTGCTTATTTTACTACTTCAGACCGGCTTGTTTAAGAATTTTGTGTTCATCATTTTTTGAAAGTTCCTTTGAGTGCATAGGCACTACTGTTTGTTTTTTATTTTTATCATTACGCATTTTTTGATGTCCACCTTTGCCTTCGCCATTAACTTCTTTAAAGCCGTTCTTCTTAAGAAATTTTAACATTTCTGCGGGTGTTCTCGGCATTTTCATTCCTCCCTTAACTTGTTTATATTGTAACACTATATAATACAAATGTCAAGAGTTTATTTCAAAAATTACGGTTTTTTATAAGCAACAAATAAATTTTCCCGCGCCTGCTCGATACGCTCTAAAGACTTTTCGTAATAACCTGCGTCAAGTTCAAAACCGATAAACTGTCTATTCGTATTTATCGCCGCTATTGCCGTTGTACCGCTACCCATACAAGCGTCAAAGACAACCTCGTTTTCGTTGGTGTAGGTTTTGATAAGATATTCGCATAAATCGGTTGGCTTTTGAGTGGGGTGTATAGGCTTCTCGCTTGTCGTGTTGGGTGTTTTAAACTTTTGCACATCTAAAGGGAAACGGTCTCCTGTTGGGTTTTCATGAAAACTCATATACGCTTGTTTACCGTAATTTTTAGAACCGCCATTCCGAATTTTAACATACGGCTTGCCTTGTGTCTTTTGCGGGTTATACGTCGGCAAAGTTTGATAGAATATCAAAATATTCTCGTGCGCCCTTAATGGCATTTTTTGAGCGTTCAAAAATCCACTTGGAGAAGCCTTTTACCATATCCACTCATATCGAAACATCTTTTTATTGCTCATTATAAGTTCTGCGCCAAAAGGCATTTGCGAAAATAAGCATATAGCCGCATTTTTCTTCGTTATGCGTTTAAACTGTTCCCACAATGGCTCAAATGGCAAGCGTATATCCCATTTATTATGCGTCGTACCATACGGCAAATCGCAAAGTATCATATCAACAGAGCCGTCCGCTATTTCTTTCATACCTTCTAGGCAATCCATATTGTAAATTTTGTTTAACTCCATTTATCGTTGCCCCTCCTACTTCAAAACCCGCCCGGAATTGGCTTTATATTTGCCGCCGCGCTTTTCGCATCTCGCTCGGTTTTCCGGCTGCATAACATCTTCGGTGCGGATACGGCGAAATGTCCGGCACAATCTATCTGCATAATGCATGGTAGCCGCCGTGCATTCCTCGTCTTGGTTATATCTGCATTTATGGTTGTCGCAAATTATCCGTGTCACGCCGCCCCGCCTCCTTTCCAACAAAAGAAAAAGCACCGCCCGCAAGCGATGCTGTAAATTCGTTTTATATGCCGCTTTTGCGGCTACTCGCATTTAAGGAGCTAACTGTCTTTTAATTTTAGGCATATTTCGCCCATGCACATAGTATAGCACAAAATTGCAGCAAGTAAATTGCAAGTTTTTTATTGGCTAAATTGCAAGGGCATCCGCTCCGTATAGCGTGGTACTCATCATGTCGAGTAACCGCCCCGTCTGCCGCCATACCGTAGTTTTATCGCAATGGACGCTGTCGGCAATATCTTCTTGGCGCATTTTCTGAAAGAACATCATTTCGATGACGGGAAAATAATCATCGTCTCTTATGGTGTCCAATGCGGCGGTCATTTCCCTGATTTCGGCTTCGTCCCGCGCAATCTTACGCTCAATGAGCATGATTTTCGCTTCGCGCAGTTCTTCGAGCGTTGGCTTTTCGCCGCCCGAATTAGCCGTAAACATGACAATGCTCTTGGATTTCCCCAAATCCTCACGCTTGATGTCCTCGATGTCCGCTTTGTACCGCTCGATGTTCTCTTTCAAGAGCGGGTAAGCATAGAGCCGCTTTTTCGTGAGTTTAATCCACTCTTTCGCCTTGCGCCGCCCGCCGCCCGATAAAAGTTTAATTCTCTCGTCGAAGATGTTTCCAATCTCCTGCAAGTCCTTTTTGCTTAACGCCATAACCACCCGCGCCCCCTAAATCTTAGTTAATGCTACCTTGAAAATTTCTATGGTGTTCCCGCATTTACATCGAAAAATATGTGTCCAGCACTCCTGATCCCGAAAGTCTTCCTTGAAAAGGAGCTTTTTCATTTTGTCAGCCGCCCCGCATTTCTCACAAACCCATTGACCATCAGCGGCTTTCTTTGCTCCTTTTTGCTTTACTTCGTAGCCTTTGGAATTTGGAGCGGGCTTTCCATTTAAGAAAATCTGCCCGTTTATGATGTCCAAATCCATTGCGGTCACTCTTCTCTTTCTGCCGCCAAATGGCAGTTGCAGTTGATTTCGCATTGCCCCGTTAGTCCATCATAGGCAGGACAATCTTCATTGTCGCAAGGTGCGCCTACGAAAGAAACTCCATCCGAATAACCGACAATCCCCAAAAATGCATCAGATTTTCCTGCGTTCGCACGGGCTTTCATAATCGCACGACCACCATTGAGTAGCCACTTTTCCATGGTGACCCGGCAAAGCTCTCGCATGGCTGTTGTTCCCATGATTTTATATGCCCGCTCAATCTGCCGCCAGCGCGGGCGGCGTTTCGGTTTTAGCGTTATACTGCCGTAAACCTCATTGGGGAAAGCGTTTATATGTCCCGATGACAAATCCTCCGACAGCTCCACATCGGGCGGTATGGTGATTTCTTTGACCGCTTTCAGTTCCTGCCCGCCAAAGAAAATTTTCATGCCGCTAAAGTCAATATTCAAATCATCGCCCATAGGCTCATACCTCCCATCCAGCCGCCCGCGCCATAGCCTTTGCCATAGCGTTTATACATTGCTCACTGTTTGGCCTACTTCCTTCAAGCCCGCAATAATCATCCGCAGGGCATCCGCTGCACATTTCAAGCCAGTCATACATACGATTTGCCATTTTTTCTAGCGCATCAATAACACTTTGCGGCATTTTTCGAGTGTTCCATGCGTTGATTGCTTCTGTTCGCATGGGAGTAAATTCGCCGTTTACAATTGGCGGTTCTTTATCCTCTGTTTGACAATGATAGTCGCTACACACGACCCGCGATATACCTCTAGGCCCTAGTGAACTACTCCCGCCATTACAAGAAGGGCACTTTAATTTGTGTATATACAAGCCAAAATTTGTAATCATATAAAAATACTCTTTCTTATCCTGCCAATATTCTATAAATACAAATCCCAAACTTTCAGCTAATTGTTTAGAAGCAATATTGCGTTCGTCCATTATAAACGACATCGTATCATAATCCGTAGTTATAAACCAATTTACAGCTTGTCTTATAAGCAATTTGGCTAAACCTTTTTTCCTAAACAATCTGTGTACTGCGAAACTTAAATTGACATCGCCTTTAGCTAATCCAAGTTTTCCCGAATCAGTACAAGCAACATAAGCTACAGGAATATTATCATTTATAATAAATTTTTGAAAAACAGTTGCTTTGTACTCTTTCGAAGACAGTTTATTATCTCCCCAAATTTCCTTTTCTACATCAGAAAAGCTACTGACTATTATCTCTTTTAATTTAACGGTTTCTTCAAACGGTTTTATCTCCATTACACGATACGCTCTCCTTCAAAACCTCCCGCGCTCTTTGTTCTTCTCATTTACACGCTTTTGCGCCGCTTGACGCATACCCTCATCATTGACAGGCTTGCTTGTGGCTGCCTCCCATGCGGATTGTAATTGCCGCCCGCGCTCTATATCCTATGTAAAGATTACGACAATATGAACTTCGTCATGAGCGGGAATAAAAATCTCGAAAGGCGGCTCTCCGAAAAATGCGTATTCATCCGTAGGCGAAAAGGAAGTCTTACGAGGAAAGACCCTGATTATTTTCTTTTCCATACGCCCTCCTGTTATTACCAAGGTTTATCACATACCGGGCAACGATTCCCGCTTAAATCTCGCTCTTTACCGCAAATAGGGCAACTGCCGCCATTTGTTCCTCCGTAGTAGCCCCAAAATTCTACGGTCTTGTTTTCCTCCGGCTCATAAAATCCTTGATAACCGCCGATGTCTTTGCATTTCATGGCGTACACCATAAAATAATCTTCGATTTCGCTGGGATTGTTGTTTTCTAGCCATTCTTCTATTTCATTCATGGTCGGCTGACGCTGACTGCCAG